GTAGCAGTACCTGATACTGTAGCTTGGTTGTATGTAAACTCAGTTGCAGCTAGTGTACGAAGAGAAAGTAGGATCTCTTGATCGATTTCAGCTGTGATTTCTTGAGCTAGAGCCGCCATGATTTCAGCTTCAACATCAATACCGTGCATTGATTGAGCGTCTTGAGCAGCTTCAAAAGTCCAACGAGCTTGTAGCTTACGAGTCTTAGCTTCTACAGCCTGCTTTAGGATCTGTACGCTAATGCTCTTACCACCGTCGCCTTCAAGAGTTGAAGTAGCAGCACCAGTGTAGCCAGACGCTGAACCTGTAGCGTTAGCAACTGTTGAGTATGCTTGTGCAATCTTGAATGGACTTAGTGCTTCGTCGCCAGCGGCTGTGCTTGTAGCGGCAGCTGAGTTGTCAGTTAACGCTTGAGCGTAACGAACACGAAGTGTATGAATTTGACCTACAGGGCCAGTCATTGGCTGAACACCAACCAATTCGTTAGCAATAACTGTAGGCATAACACGTCTGATAACAGGTAAAATTACACGGTTAAGTGTAGCAATGTTACCTGATGCAGTAGAACCTGTTGAGGCTGCTTCTGCCAAGTGTCTTTTGGTGTTTTCTAAAACAACACCCATAGTTGAACGACGAGATCCGTTCAAGCCTTCTAGTAGGGCTTCTTTGGTCTCATCCCAACGGCTTTCTAGTAGTTCTTGTGACATTTAAGTCTCCTTCCTATTATATTTAAAGCCCTGCTAGGCGCTTGAGATCGATGACATTGCTCTTATCAGCAAATTTTTCGTCTGTTACAACCTTCGCAGATTTATCACCAGTAACTTCAGTTCTTGATTCAGCAATTACTTCTTTAGTCTTTGCCTTACCTTCAGCTAAAACTGCTGGTAGATATTTTTCAAAAGCATTCTTTAAGCGGGATGTCTGAACGCTTTCTAACAAATTCGTCATTACTTCTCTCTTCTCATCATTTAGAGGGCTTAGAAGTTCTTCTAATGTAGCACTACGCTCATTAGACTCTTTTATCATACGAATTTCTGTTTCCTTACTCTCAAGAACAACTTTTGCGTTTTCTTGAGCTTTAATGGCTTCTGCCAACTGTTGATCTTTCTTTTCAATTGCTTTCATTAGCTTACGCACTTCAGCATTTTCATTTAAATGTGTAGCGCCGAACTCTGTAGCAAATGCTTCAAAGATCTTACGTCCAAAGTTGTTCTCACGAGCAGCTTGGATGTCTTCTTTTAGTTGACTCATTTCAGCCTTAAGATGCTTGCTAACAGCATTACTCATCTTAGAAGCACTTTCTGAGATGAATTTAGCTTTCAGACCTTCAAGTTGGTCACGAGCTTCTGCAACTAGACGAACCTTAGTTTCGATTACGTCTTGCTTGTCTGCCGCGAATTCTTTAATTTCTTCAGCTAATGCACCAATAACAAACTGTTCCAATTTCTCGAAACCTTCTGTTTGTGCTTTTCTGTCCTTGCGTAGCTCGCTAAGTTCTTCTGATAGCTTTTGTACTAAGAAAGTGTTGAACTTTTCAGCACCTTCTAGCATTTTAGCATTGAACTTAACGCGATCTTCAGCTAGTGCTGACTTTTCAGCCTTTACTGCTTCAATCTCGCCTTGCAAGCCTTCTGTTACCATGCGATCTAGGGCTTCAACCATTGTTGATTTATCATGCTCATAGCGTTGTGCGAACTCTTCACGTAGTTCTGCACGAATCGTCTCACGAGTTTCAGTCATCTTAGCTTCCCATTCTTCCGAGATAGCTTGACGAGTGTCTTCGTTGATCAGATCGCTATCCAATAATGGTTTGATAGCATCTAGCATGCGATTCTCCTAAATCTTAAGATCCTTGATAAGACGAGTTACCTCATCCTTCAAGTATCTCTGTACTTTGTTGTCCGTCCCAGCTTCCCTAGCCATTTCAAGAACATTATGACCGTATTTCATGTTCATAAGTCCTTCATAGATAGCCTTAGGATACGCATTTGGCGCACTAGGTTGGGCAACTACATCTACAGTGACTATTTCAAAGTCACTGACATGTCCTGTAGCCGGGTCAACGTTTCCGCTACCACGACTGCTAACACCTAATTTTACTCCTGATTGGAGCATGGTCTTGACAAGCTCTCCCATTGGAGTTGGAAGAATTTTTAATTTGCCATAACCATTTGGACCGTCCATCCACATTTTATCAATCATGTGACACACACGGTCAAGGTTAATTTTAAGGTCATCCGGGTGATCAACTTCACCTAAAACGCTACCCTCTTTGATTTGCTCGTTAAGTGTTTCCACTGCTTTTGAGATTTCGTTAACAGGGTAAACTCGCTCATTGGCGTTCTTGACTCCACCTTGAATGCAGATGCCTTCCATAAAAAGATTCTTACCTTCGGCGTCTTCTTTCAGCACAATTCGTGCTGTGTCAAAGGTAAGATTTTCTTTAAGGTAAAGAGCCATACCTGGTTTTCCTTATATTATACTTTTTTCAGATCAGGAGCAGTAGTCATGCCTTGATCTTGTGCAGATGGTGCAGTGCGACCTTTTTCTTCGCCTGAGCTCATTGCTGGCTTAGCTTCAGCGCCTTTAGCACCAGCGTTGTCGTTGTTAGCACCTTTAGTGTTAACTGAACCTTCTTCGCTAGTTACTGGCTTTGGTGCAGCTGATAGGTCAGCACCTTCTTCTAGGCTTTCCATTTCCATTTCCATGTCCATTTCTTCGCCTTCTTCTTCAGCTTCTTCTTCGGCTTCATGATCTTCCATGTCGTGATCGCCGTCTTGATCAGCGTCTAGGTCGCTCATAAGCTCTTCAAATTCTGCCATAAGCTCGTCCAGCTTGTCTTCAACGCTTACTACACGATCTTCAAGATCTTCAGCTTCGTCTTCGCCTTCTTCTTCGCCTAGGGTAATACCTTCTTCTTCAGCTTCGATGTCGTTCATTAGGTCAACAGCTTCGCTACCACCTAGTTCTTCTTCGACATCAAAACTTTCTTCAACTGCTTCTTCTTCGCTTTCTGTTACTTCGTCTTCTGTAACTTCTTCAACGTCTTCTTCAACAGTTTCTTCTTCAGCCATGATGCTCTCGTAGATATCACGACTCTTCTCAACTACGATTTCGTGGAAAAGCTCTTGTGCTTTGTCCTGCTCGTCGTTGATTACAAACTCAATAAGTTGTTCAAACTTGTTCATTAGAATCCTCCATGTAATGGCTCTGTAATATATTTACACACTAAGTGTGAAAACGGTAAAATTAAGGGGTAAAATGGGTAGAAAACTAAGATTTCCTTAAACTATACAAAAAAATCTTCCAAAAATCAATCAAATTCCAGCTGGTGCCGGAGGAGCAT